CTGCTCCCGCAGCGTGGCGAACAGCAGCAGGGCCTCGGCACGGCTCGGGATGTAGCAGTCGCCCGGCAGGTCGCGCGCCAGGGTGGCGATGGGGGACCCCGCGCCCAACATCGCCAGCGTGTTGGCGTGGCCGTCGTAGATGTCGTGCGCGCCGGCCACTTCCTGGCCGTACTTGCCCCATTCGCCCTCGGCCTTGAACTGCTCGCCGGCCGGCAGCAGCAGGTGCCACGCCTTGCCGTCGGGCGTGCACACGATGCCGGCGTAGTGGGCGTTCTGCTCAGCCCAGAAGGAGCCCGGTGCGGGCGGGGTCAGGTTCTCTTGGGTGGCCTGCGCGGCCTGGGTGTGTTCCATCTGCCTCTCCATGCCCCGGGATTGGGGTGATGGGAGGAATTATCACGAACGTGATTTATTTTGTCAACACGAACGTGATTTATTGTCTGCGCCAGTCCCAGGGCGGGACAGGAGACGCATCGGACCACAGACCCACGCGCGCGGCGCGGGCCGCCTGCTCAAGGCGGGCAATCTCAGGATCGGTGAGGTAGCGGGTGTAGGCCCAGGCCATGCCGGCGCGCACTTGCTCGGTGTTGGCGTCATGGCTCTGGCATTCAACGCGAGCGATGGTGCGACCGTAGCGGTCCTGGCCGGTTGATCGGATGGTGGCCAGCTGCTGGTGGCAGAGCTGGGCCAGGTGCTGGCGGCTGCGGTCGCCGAAGGGTTGCCCACGCTCGGGGGCGTCGATCTCGGCCAGACGGACCTTGATCTGCTGGTATGCACCTGGCTCGCCGCAGCGGGCGTTCAGGGTGTCGCCGTCAGCGATTGCAACGACGAGGCATAGGAGTGTCACCGACAAGGAAACGTCCGCGCCAATCCAAAAAAGAAAAAATTGCCCGCGTAGTATGTCTTCCAATCTTTTCCGAGTGCTTGACTGTAGTGATCATCCCTCTTAATTTCAGATTCAACAATCGCTGCAACAAACGTCTGATTAATTAAGTCATTTGCGGGTAAGCAAATTTTCTTTTGCCCCCACATCCATATAACATTGTCAGCGCCAATAAGAAAATTGGCTGCTTCCGATAGCCCGGCATAGTAGCCCGAAAGCGCTAACGAGGCTATTCGCCTCTCAATGTTGTCCGAGCTGTTCTTGTTCGCGATAGCCTTTTCAAGCCCTATTACGTCATATGCATTCGATGAAGCGGGAAAGGATGCGGCACAAGCAAGTACAAGCGACAGAATCAACTTGTTCACAATTTCCCTCCAATTCTAAATTCGATTACACGACCAATTACTCTTATGCCGGGATCGTCTATTTCCACTGTCGGATAACTCGGGTTAAGCGGTTTAAGGAACCACCGTCCACCGTCATGCATTAGGCGCTTGAATGTAGCCTGCTGGGTGTCAACGTCCTTGGCAACGACGAAATCGCCAGGGCCGGCGGAGCGCTCCGGGTCCACGATGATCACGGCTCCATCGGGAAACGAACGATCCCCCGGTATGGGGCTGGTCATGCTGTCGCCTACCACCCGGAGGGCAAAGGCGTGTTTGCCGGGGGTTGAAGCCTGGGGTTCCACCCACTCGTCGGCCTCGCCTGGTGGTAGCCAATCTTCGACGTCACAGAACGTGCCAGCCTGTACCCATGAAATGAGCGGCACGGCCTTGCCCAGGTCAACGCTGGCCACGTTGGCGTCATCGACTTCCCATGGGCCGCGCCCGTTTTCCAGCCACTCGGGCCGGGCACGCACAGCACGAGCAAGGCTGAGCAGGTCGCGGGGCTTCTTCCGGATGCCCGACTCCAGGTTGCCGACAGTGCCCTGCGAGACCCCGGCCGCAGTTGCTGCATCTTCCTGAGACATACCGCGCTGGTCACGCGCCCATTTGAATCTTTCGCCGATGGTTTTCACGTTCGTGATTAGGCCACCCACTTGCATCACGTTGGTGTTCATGAAACAATCACGTTCGTGATAACCAAGGAACGCCATGGAAGCCCTTGAAAAAGCCATCCAGAAGGCCGGCGGCGTAGCCGCGCTGGCCAGCCGCATCGGCGTTGCTGCCAGTGCACCCAGCATGTGGAAGACCCGGGGCCGTGTCCCGGCGGAGCACTGCCCCTCTATCGAGCGGGAGACGGGCATCCGCTGCGAAGACCTTCGCCCCGACGTGGCGTGGGACGTCCTGCGCATGCAGGCCGGGCAGGGCGAGGCCACCGAGACAGCGGCGGGCTGAGAAGGCATTGGCGGTCGTCATGGCCGCCAGTGTCTTTTTTGTGGCCCGCGCAAGGTACTCAACTGCTCTCAACAAGGTTGCGAGACCCCATGAACCAACTTTCCCTGCCCGTTGACATCCGGCCCGAGGAGGTGATGCGCAAGCAGACCCTCGGCGGCGCCATCGAGCTGTGCGCCGAGCTGGGCGGCTTCGCCCTGGACAAGGCCCTGCAGCAGGAGCTCGGCGTTGACAAGGCTCAGTTCTCCCGCTGGCAGTCTGGCACCGAGGGCATCCAGTGGCCCAAGTTCACTCAGCTCATGGACCGCTGCGGCAACGACGCGCCCGTGCTCTGGATGCTGCACCAGCGCGGCTACGATCTGCACACCGTGCGCCGGCGCGAGAGCGAGACCGAACGCGAGAACCGGCTGCTGCGCGAGGAAAACGCCGCCCTGCGGCGCGTGCTCGGGAGGCCGGCGTGAGCTCCGACCGCATCGCCTTCCTGCAGGCGCAGGTCCGCGAGGCCGAGATCAACGCGCTTGATCTCAAGGCCCAGCTCTGGGAAGCCGTCGCCCAGGACGACACCCGGTCGGTCTCCGAGCGCAATGCCGCGCGCCTGGAGGCTCGGCGTTACCGCCGCGTGATCGACCGCATGCAGAACCCCGCCGAAGAGGTGCCCGCATGACCGACACCGAGCGCGAGGACCGAATCCGCCAGTGTGGCGAGCAGCTGCAGGCCGCCTATGCGGCTGGCGACCGCCAGCAAGCCCAGGAATGCCTGCGAGAGCAGCAGACCCTGATCCGTGGCCGTAGCTCTGAGCAGGTGGCCCGGATGGAACAGGAGCGGGGACTGGCAGCGTGACAGCCGAGTACGACTTCCCCGCCGAGGACCACAGCGTGGCCCAGCTGCGCATCCCTCCGCACTCCGCAGAGGCCGAGACCAGCGTGCTCGGCGGCCTGCTGATGGACAAAGGGCTGTTCGAGCACGTGCACGAGGTGGTCAGCGTCGCCGACTTCTACCGGTTCGAGAACCGCCTGATCTTCGAGGCCATCACCGGCCTGATCGGCGACGGCCAGCCCGTGGACATGGTGACGGTTTATGAGCGCCTGCAGGGCATGGGCAAGGCCGAGGAGGCGGGCGGCATGGCCTACCTCAACTCCCTGTCGCAGTTCGTGCCCAGCGTGTCCAACATCCGCCGCTACGCCGAAATCGTCGCTGAGCGCGCCACACTGCGCTCCATCATCGCCGCCGCTGACGTAGCCGCCACCGAAGCCTTCAACCCCCAGGGCAAGACCGTCGCGCAGATCCTCGACGACACCAAGGTGGCGTTCGGCAAGCTGGCCGAGCAGCGCAAGCTGGGCAGCGGCCGGGTGCCGTTGCTGGCCCTGGAGCAGCTGCGCGAGCATTCACGCGCCGTCACCTGGTTGGTCAAGCACTGTGTGCCGGCCGACAGCATCGGCATGCTCTACGGCGGCTCCGGCACGTTCAAGAGCTTCATCGCCCTGGACTGCGCCCTGCACGTGGCCCACGGCCTGCCCTGGATGGGCCGGCGCACCATGAAGGGCGAGGTGCTCTATATCGCGGCCGAGGGAGGCTCAGGCCTCTGGGCCCGCATCGTGGCCTGGCACCGCGCGCGCCGGCTGCAGTACACCGGCATTCCGCTGCACGTGGTGCCCGCCGCTCTGGACCTCACGGCCGACGCCTGGCGCGTCGTCGAGGCTGCCCAGGGCAAGGGCATCAGCCCGAAGCTGGTGGTCATCGACACGCTGTCCCAGACCTACGCGGGCGAGGAAAACAGCGCGGGCGAGATGGCCGCCTACTTTCGCGAGCTGGGAGCCCGGTTCCGCCAGCTCTGGAACTGCTCCGTGATGCTGATCCATCACAGCGGCCACCAGTCCACCGAGCGCCCCCGGGGCTCCAGCGCCATCCGCGCCAACCTCGACTACATGCTCGGGGTGTACCGGGACGAAAAGGAGATGCTCGCCACGCTCACCTGCGTGAAGCAGAAGGACGGCGAAACCTTCAGCGATGCCACCTTCGCCATGTCCGTGCACGACCTGGGCACCGACGAAGACGGCGACCGCGTCACCTCTCTGGTGGCCCGTCACCTCTCCAGCGCCGAGGACATCAGCGAGGTCATGGTGACCGAGCAGAAGGCCGGCCGGGGCGGCAAGAACCAGCTGCTGCTGAGCCTGGTGCAAAACGGTTGCCTCGAGGCTGATCTGCGGCGCGCCTTCTACAACGCCTGCGACGACCTGACCACCGCAGAAGCCCGGCGGCAGGCCTACACGCGGGCACGGAAATGGGCCATCCAGGCCGGGTTCATGGACGTCGCCGAGGGCTATGTCCTGACCTTGAAGAAGGCTCCAAGTGGGTAACCGGTGCGTGACAGAAAAACAAGTCAGCGTGACAAATCAGCGTGACAGAAAAACGGGGCGTGACAGCGTGACAGTGCGTGACATGGAGGGGGGTTTGGGGGGAGGCTCTCTCGACCGTAAGGGAGAGAGAAATACAGAGTATGTAGTAATCAGGAGTGACACATGTGCGTGACAGATCAGCGTGACATTTGTTCGGCAAGCGTGACACATGGTGTTGTCACGGTCCTGCCTGTCGGCAGTCCCGACAGCGAAGGAGGTGAAGGGAAGTTGTCCACAACCTCGCCCGCCGGAGTCGTGCGCGCGCGCATTTGCCGGGGAGGCCGTACATGACCATCTTCATCGGCATCGATCCGGGCGTGACCGGAGCCGTCGCGGCGGTGGACAGCCGTGGCGGCACCGTGGTGGACCTGCCCACCGTGGCCATACCCGGCACCGGCATGGTCAAGCGCCGGCTGTGCGGCCGTGGCCTGGCCGAGATCCTGCGGCGCTTCGTGCCGCCGGGTGAGGTGGCGTTCGTGGTGCTGGAGGACGTGCACACCATGCCGGGCCTGCGCAACAGCCCGCAGACCCAGGGCTCGCTGATGCAGTCCAAGGGCATCGTGCAGGGCGTGCTGGACACGATGTCCACCATGGATGTGCGGCTGGTCAGCGCACAGACCTGGAAGCGGCTGTACGGCGTGGGCGCGGACAAGGACAAGGCACTGGAGGTGGCGCGCACGCTGTACCCCAACGCCGAGCACCTGCTGGCCCGCAAGAAGGACCACAACCGGGCCGAGGCCCTGCTGCTGGCGCACTTCGGGAAGGTGAAGCTGGCGTGATCGTCATCGCAAAGCCCGCCGGGCGCGGCAATTGGCACCAGCTGGCCATGGCCATCGAGGGCACGCGCGCGCAGCCGCTGCTGGTCAAGCCCGGCGACCGGTTCGAGCTGGCCGGCGTGACCTGGCGCGTCGTGAAGGTGCTGCCATGAGCCCGGGAGACCGCATCGACTGGGAGCGCGTGATCATGGACATCCAGCGCGCCACTGGCCTGGCAGACATGAGCGACCGTGCCTCGCTGGCCGAGATCGCCAGCGCCTGCGGGCGCACCTTCACCTGGGCGTGGAACCTGAAGAACATCCCGGGCACGCAGCCGAAGCTGCACGATGGGCTGATCCTGCTGGGCCTGTGGGCCGAGGTCATGGGCCAGGACAAGCCGGCGCTGCCCCAGGCGCTGCCCGTGCTGCCTTAGCGTTTCATCTGGAACCAGAACACCGCACCCGCTGACACTGCGCGCGTCCAAACCCCCGGCGCTGAGGCCGGAAACCCGAAGGAGCGCACCATGCCCAAGGCAGCAGCCAGCCGTGTCACGAACGTCCAAACCCCCGGCGCTGAGGCACCGGCAGGTCAGGACGACACCCAGGACACCACCAGCACCGACGCGGGGCCGCAGGCCGAAAACACCGGCGACGAGCTGCCGCCCGACGTGCAGGCCATCGTTGACGCCCGCGTTGCTGCAGCTGTGAAGGCTGACCGTCGTCTGCGTGGCGCGGTGGTCAAAACCGCCAGCGGTCTGCCGACCCAAGCCGAGGCGCTTGCCCAGGTCAACGCTGACCCGAAGCGCCGCTCGGTCCTGTCCGAGGACGGCTGGGTCGTGACCTCCAAGCCGCTGGACCACGCCGGCCGCGACGGCAACGGCTTCGCGAAGGCCTGACCACCATGTGCACTGGCGTCGAGGCGCTGTTCTCCGCGATCGGCGGGGCCAAGGGGGTGGCCGCCATCGGTTCAGTGGTGGGTGGCCTGGCCTCGGTGTCGAGCGCCAACCAGCAGAAGAAGGCTGCGAAGCAGGCCGCAGCTGACGCCGCAGCCGCAACGACAGCGGCCACGAATGAGCGGGAAGCAGCTGCTGCAACCGCCACGCAAGCCGCCTACGCTGAGCGCCAGATGGCCAACCGAGCTCTGCGCGAGAACTCCCTGTTCACCGGGGGCGGCAGCAGCGGCACCCAGAAAACCCTGGGGGTCTGATGTCCATCCCTGAGCGCGTCAAGCGCCGTCTCACCGAGCTGACGGCGGCCAAGCAGTTGCACGAGACGGTCTGGAAGGACTGCTACGACCTCTCGATGCCGGCACGCGCCAACGGACTGATGTCCGAGATCATCACGGCGACCGACGCCCAGCAGCGCAAGGCTGTGATTTACGACGGCACCGCCCCCGACTCCGTGCGCACCGGCACTGCCACCGTGATGGGTGGCATGGTTCCGGCGAACGCGCAGTGGTTCTGGCTGGACCTGGGCGGCAGCGAAAGCGACGCCGAGCAGGTATTCCTCGACGAGGCCGCCACCTTCATCTGGGAGAACGTGCACGCCAGCAACTTCGACGCCGAGGGCTTTGATGCGCTGCTGGATGTGTGGATCGCCGGCTGGCACGTCCTGTACTGCGACGAGCAGGAGGAGGGCGGCTACTACTTCGAGTGCTGGCCGATCGGTGAGTGCTTCATCGCCAACAGCCGCGTGGGCAAGCCGGTGGACACGGTCTATCGGGTGCACATGCTGACGGTCTCGCAGATCGTGACCGAGTACGGTCTGGACAGCGTGTCCGACAGCGTGCGCCAGCGCTGGGAGGCCAAGAAGTACGACGAGAAGGTCAAGGTGGTGCACGCCGTCGAGCCGCGCGACATCTACGACCCGCAGGCCAAGCTGGGCCGCAACATGCGGTTCGCGTCGTGCCACATCGAGTTCGACACCAACACACTGCTGCGTGAGAGCGGCTACCAGGAGTTCCCGTGCATGGTGCCGCGTTGGTCGCGGCTGCCGAACTCGTCGTATGCCACGGGCCCGATGTCCGACGCGTTGCCCGACGTGCGCACGCTCAACGAGATGGTCAAGTGGGACCTGATGGGCCTCGAAACGGTGCTGGCTCCGCCCATGGTGGCAACCGACGATGGCGTGCTCAACCCGCGCAACATCAAGATGGGCCCGCGCAAGATCATTGTGGCCAACAGCACGGACAGCATCAAGCCACTGATCACCGGCGCCCGGGTAGACATCGCCGATCAGAAGATGGAGCGGCTGTCCGCCAAGATCCGCAAGGTGCTGATGGCCGACCAGCTGCCGCCGCTGGAGGGCCAGGCCAAAACCGCCTACGAATGGTCGGTGCGCGTGCAGATGCTGCGCCAGATGATGGGTCCGATGTTCGGTCGCTTCCAGGCCGAGTTCCTGCAGCCGCTGGTCGAGCGCTGCTTCGGCATCGCCTGGCGCGCCAACATCCGCAGCGGCTTCAACCTGCTGGGCCGCCCGCCCGAGAGCATGATGGGCCGCCAGTTCACTGTGCGCTACCTCTCGCCGCTGGCCCGAGCCCAGCGCGAGGAAGAACTGGCCAGCATGGACCGCTTCGAGGCCGACCTGGGTGTCACGGCGAAAGCCACTGGCGACACGTCCATCCTCGATGTGTACGACTGGGAAGAGGCCAAGCGCACCAAGGGCCGCATGCTGGGCGTTGACCAAAAGCTCATTCGCAACCCGCGCCAGTTGCAGGCCATTCGTGACCAGCGGGCCCAGGCCCAGCAGCAGGCCACCCAGCAGGCGGTGGCGGTTGAGGGTCAGGTCGGCATGCAGGACGCCATGGCCCAGCGCGTCGCGAAGGCGGCGTGATGTCCGAGGACCGCGACGAAGCGGCCGATCAGCAGCACATCGACCAGCTGTTCCGCGACATCTTCGAGACCGACAAGCGCGGCGCCCTGATCTTCGAAGACCTGTACCGCCGCTTCGCCAGCAAGGCGCGCGTGCATACCGCCGGCGGCATCGACGCCGTGCTCAAGACCTACCAGGATGCCGCCCACCGCGAGGTGATCGAGTACATCGTCACGCGCGTCAACCGGGCCAACGGCGTCAACGATTCCCAACCCGACCAGGAGCATGACCATGCCTGACCCGACCGCCGCCCCTTCCCCCACTCCCGCAGCGCCTGCGCCGGCTGATGCAGCACCCGCCGCGCCCAGTCCCGCACCAGGCGCACCCGCGCCGGCCCCTGAGGCGTCTGCTCCAGCAGCGCCAGCACCTGCGCCCGCCGCCAGCACGCTGTTCAGCGCCGCCCCGGGCCCAGCTCCTGCCGGCGTACCTGCCGCAGATGGCGATGGGGAGGCCAGCGGGCTGCCCGAGTGGCTGCCCGAGAAGTACCGGGTGCTCGATGGCGACGGAAAGCTGGACCTGCAAGCCTCCAGCCAGAAGTTGGCCGAGGGATACGCGGCGGCCGCGAAGCGGATCGGCACGGGCGACCTGCCCCCCGAGGCGCCGGATGGCTACAAGGACTTCACGCCGCCAGAGGCGTTCAAGGACGTGCAGCTGGACCCTGACCTGTCCCGCTCTTTTCGTGAGCGCGCACACAAGGCAGGCCTCACCCAGTCTCAGTTCGATTTCGTCATGGGCGAGTACTTCAACGTGGTGCCCGAGGTGCTCAACGCTGCGGCCAGTGTGTCTGCCGACGAGGCTCGGGCCGAACTGTCCAAAGTGTGGAGCACCCCGGCCGAGCTTGAGGCCAACATGACTGCGGCCGAGCGGGCCGTGTCTCAGGTGCCGCAAGCCCTGCAGGAGCAGATCAAGGCCAAGTACGGCACCGACCCACTGTTCTGGCAGTTTGCTGCTGTCTACGGGCGAGAGGCGCGAGAGGACCGGCCACCAGCGCCAGCAGGCGGCGCCGCCTCGGTGACGGACACGGACGCGCTCATGCGCTCCGAGGCGTACCGCAACTCGAAGCACCCGGATCACGAGAAGGTGAGCCGTCAGGTGTCCGAGGCGTTCCAGAAGCGGCACGGCACGCAGCCTGCCATCGCTTAAATCATCTGGAACCAGAACACCATGCGCCAAGACACTGCGGGCCATCAACAGGCCCGTGGTGGCGCACGGACACCCTGCAAATCGCCCGCACAGCAAGACGCAAGCCGGTCGCGCTGACGTAGTGATCAGGCCCGGGCAACCGGACACCCTGGACCAAAGGCTGGAACACACAACCTTTTCATCCTCGGAGCCCTGATCATGCCCACGATCACCCAAGCATTTGTCACCCAGTGGGATGCCGCGATCCGCGCCGAAGCCGCGCAGCGCGACTCCCGCCTCATGGCTGCGGTCCACGACCGCGGCACCATCACCGGTGAGTCTTTCACCATCAACTTCCTCGGCGATGACGGCAGCCTTCTGGATGCCAACACCGTGCGCCACGGTGACACCGAGTGGAGCCTGGCGAACCACTCGACGCCCATCGTCAACATGGCCGACTTCTACAAGGCCTATCCCCTGGACCGCAACGACATCCCCAAGATGATCGTCAACCCGGTCACTGGCGGCGACTACATGGGTCTGCTGATGAACGCCAAGAACCGGCGCATCGACGACATCATCTACCGCGCTGCGCGTGGTTCGCAGCTGAAGAAGGACGGCACCAGCGAAGCGCTGCCCAGCGGCCAGAAGATCGCCCACGGTGGTACCGGCTTCACCAAGGCCAAGCTGATCCAGGCCAAGGCGCTGTTCCGCCTGAACGAGGCCGACGAGCAGAACGGCGAAGAGCTGTACATCACCTACGACAGCCTGATGCTGGAAGACATCCTGACGGACACCACGCTGACCAGCGCGGACTACATGGCCGTGAAGATGCTGCAGTCGGGCGACGTCAGCGGCAAGTGGATGGGCTTCAAGTGGCTGGCCTACAACGGCATCGAGCGCACCGGTGGCGTGAGCTACCCCATCGCCTGGGCCAAGTCCGGCATCCACTGCGGCAAGGGCTACGAAGAAGGCAACGTGACCCGCCGTGGCGACAAGAAGGACGCCTGGCAGGTGTCCATGGGCGCCTCCTACGGCGCCGGCCGCCAGGACAAGAAGAAGGTCGTCGAGATCGCCTTCCAGTAACAGCCAGACAAAGGAGAACCCATCATGGCTGAAATCAATTCCCGCCAGAAAACGGCCATCGCGGCCGGCTCGAAGGTGCTCAACAGCGTGAACGGCACCCCGAAGTGCCTGGTGTTCACGTCGCCCGCAACGGCGGCCTGGGCGCAGAACGACACGTTCGCATCGGGCCAGCGCATCCCCGCCGGCTCTCGCATCCTGAGCAACTGCGCCATGAGCTGCGGCGCGCTGGGTGCGTCGGTGACCGCCGACCTGGGTCTGCGCAACTTCGTGACCGGCGCCGAGGTGGACTTGGACGGCATCGGCTCGAACGTGGCCTGCGCCACCGCCGGCACCTATGCGATGAACAACGGCGCGCTGGTCGCCTCGGGCATCGACTCGGTAACGACCGTGGACACCGAACCGGTGGTGACGCTGGAGGGCGCGAACCCGACCGACGACATCCAGATCCGTGTCGAGGTCTGGTACCTGCCGCCGGGCTGACCCAGGGCCACCCTGGGTGCAACCGAACCGGGGGGCCATCGTGCCCCCCGTTTTTCTTGAGAGGATCGCATGGCCACCGACGTAGAAATCTGCTCCAACGCGCTGCTGCTGCTGGGTGCCAAACCCATCGCCTCGTTCCAGGAGGTGTCGGACGCTGCGCGCATCTGCGCCAACATCTACCCGCTGGCCAAGCGCGACATCCTGCGCAAGCACAACTGGAACTGTGCGACCAAACGCGTGGTGCTCTCTCCAGAAACCACTGCACCGGCCTTTGACTGGTCGTACCAGTTCGCTCGTCCCAGCGACTGGCTGCGCACCATCCAGGTGGGCTACCAGGGGCAGGAGCTGGAGTACGTCATCGAGGGCGTGCGCCTGCTGGCCAACACCAACGTCCTGCCGCTGGTCTATGTGGCAGAGGTGACCGAGGGCGAGTGGGACAGCTTGCTCACGCAGGTGATGGTCAAACGCATGGAGATGGACCTGGCGTACCCCATCACGAAATCGACCAGCCTGCGCGACAGCTTGAAACAGGAGTTCTACGCTGCCGGTGTCGGCGTTCTGGCACAGGCCAAAACCATCGACGGCCAGGAGAACCCGCCCGAGAGCTGGAACGACTCCCCCTTCCTGCAGGTGCGAGGCTGACATGCCGAAGGTCCAGACGATCAGCACCAACTTCACTGCCGGCGAGCAGTCGCCGCGCCTGCGCGGCCGGGTCGACCTGGAAAAGTACGCGGCCAGTGCGCAGGAGCTGCTGAACTGTGTGGTGTTCAAGCAGGGCGGCGCCACCATCCGCCCCCCGACCAAGTTCATCGGCGAGGTCAAGGACAGCAGCCAGACGGCTCGCATCATCCCCTTCGTCTACTCCCGCAGCGACACCTACCTGCTGGAGTTGGGCGACCTGTACATGCGGGTGTGGAAGAACGGCGCCATCGTCGAGTCCGCGCCCAGCGTGCCCTACGAGGTGGTGACCGCGTACACCGACGAGCAGCTCGAGCAGGTGGACTACAGCCAGGGCGCCGACACGATGCTGGCGGTTCACCCATCTGTACCGGTGCAGGCGATCCGGCGATTTGCCGACGCGCGCTGGACCGTGTCCGCTGCCCAATTCAAGCCCGGGGCCGTAGCCGAGGTGGGCGACCGCGCAGCGGTCACCATGACGATCAGCAACGTGGCCGTGGGCGCTGGCCGGACGCTGACTGCCAGCGGGGCTTTCTTTCTGGCCGCCGACGTGGGCCGACGCATATCTTGGGGCGGCGGCACCGCGTTGATCACTGCGGTGGGTGGGGCCACCAGCGCCACGGCAACGGTCGAGACGGCGTTTGGCACGGCCAGCGCCAACGGCTCGGGCGGTGCGGCGCCGGTGTGGGTGCTGGAAGGCTCGCCGCAGACCACATGCACCCCCAGCGCAGCTTCTCCATTGGGGGCGTCGATCACCCTCACGCTGAGCGCTGCGGGCTGGCGCGCAACATCCGTGGGCGGCATCGTGGACATCAACGGAGGGCTGGTGCGCATCACGGGCTTCACCAGCACCACGGTGCTGGCCGGCGTGATCGTGAAGGTGTTGAGCGGAACGACCGGTGCGCCTGCAGACGCCTGGATCCTGCGCAATCCCGCCTGGAACGTCGACGACGGCTACCCCTCGGCCGTCACCTTCTACCAGCAGCGCACCTGGCTGGCCAACACCGCCCGCTACCCGCAAACGAAGTGGGGCAGCAAGTCGGGCCTGTTCTTCGATTTCACGCCCGGCGTGGATGACGACTCGGCGGTCTACAAGACGGTGGACTCGGACGAGGTGAACCCCATCGAGTACCTGCACAGCAGCCGAAACCTGATCAGCATGACGCTGGGAGGCGAGTTCGAGACGCGCGGCGGCATCGAGAAGCCTGTGACCCAGACCAACGCGAACATCACACTGCGCACGCGCTGGGGGTGCGAGCGTGCCCGGCCTGAGCAGGTGGGCGACGACCTGGTGTTCCTGGAGCGCGGTGGCAAGACCATGCGCGCCATCGTGCTGGGTGATCTGGAGGGTTTCTCAGCCCGTGACATTTCGGTGTTCTCTGAGCATCTGCTGCGCCAGGGTGTCCGGTCCATGGCCTACGAGCAGGCGCCCGAGTCGATCCTGTGGGCGTGCACCACGGACGGCAAGCTGCTGGCCATCACCTACAACGCCGAGCAGAACACCATCGCGTTCTGCAGTGGCGATGTGGGCGGCGTGGTGGAGTGGGTGGCATCTATCCCAGAGGGCGGCCAGGATGCCACCTACCTGCTGGTGCGTCGGACGATTGACGGCCAGACAAAGCGCTACATCGAGAAGCTGGACTGGGGCGACTGGAACGCCACCCAGGAGATCCGCAACGCCCACGACTGCCGCAAGGAAGTGACCGGCGTGGCTTCCGCTACTTGGCCCGGCTTCGACCATTTGGAAGGCGAGACCGTGAGCGTGCTGGCCGACGACATCTATGTCGGCGACGTGGAGGTGGTCGGTGGCGAGATTGAGCTGGGACGCACGGCAACAAAGGTGAGCGCGGGCCTGCCATACACGGCCCGGATCAAGCAGCAGCCTCCCGAGGTCGGCACCGGCACCGGGACGTCTCAGGGCCAGGCGGTTTCGGTGCATCGTGTCGCCATCCGCTTCGACCGGACGGTGGGCTGCACGGTCAACGGGCAGCAGCTGGCATTCCGGCAGTTCGATGTGCCTGAGACGCTGGATAACCCGGTGCCCGCCTTCACCGGCATCAAGGAAATTCCGCTGCTGGGCTGGGATGCTGGCGAGGCGCCCCTGGTGCTGGAACAGACCCAGCCCTACCCGTGGTCCGTGCTGGCCATCATCCGCGACTTCACGGTGAACGCAGGATGATCCGACCCGCCACCCACGACGATCTGCCGGCGCTGCTCGCGCTGGGTGCGCGCATGCACGCGGAGAGCCCCCGCTTTTCGCGGCTGACCTTCTCGGGTGTGAGGCTGCGCCAGACGCTCACCGCGCTGATCGACAGCCCGCAGGGGTTCCTCTGGGTCGCCGAGTCCGATGGCCGGGTGGTCGGCGGCATGGCCGCCATCGCGGTGCCGCACTGGGCCAGCGACGACCTTATCGCCACGGACCTCGCCCTGTTCATCGACCCTGCTCACCGTGGCGGCCTGATGCCAGTCCGGCTGGTCAACAGATACCGGTGGTGGGCGCGCGACGAGATCAAGGCGCCCATCGTTCAGGTGGGTGTGACCACCGGAGTTCAGACCGAAACAACCGCCCAGCTCTACGAGCGGCTGGGCCTTACGCGCTGCGGCGTGATCTTGGAGGCGTGATGTGCACCGGAGCTGAAATGCTGATGATGGGCGGCCAGGTGGCCGGAGGGTTGGCGCAACAGGCGCACGGGAGTGCGCAGCGCAGCCTCGCCGAAGCCGATGCCTTGTATGAGAAGGACGTGGCCCAGCAACAGGCCGAGAAGATCATGCGGGCTGCGCGGCGCGAGAAGGGGGCGGCCCGTGCTGCCACGGCGGCCAGCGGTGCCCGCATCGACGAATTCGCGCTGGCACCTGAAACCGAGATCGACATCTTGTCGCGCGAGGACGCGGCTATGGCGATTCTGTCTGGAGACCGTCGCGCACGCACCCTGCGCTACTCGGGCGACATGGCCAAAGCCGCAGGTAACGCGGCAATGAGCGAATCCCTGTTCCGCGCCGGTGTCACCGGGTTCAAGGGGTGGAAGGGCGGCAAGAAAACCACCCAGCCGTTCTACGACGGCACCACGGGCGACTTCGCCTTCCAGGAGTGACCGCCATGGCGACCATTCCACGTGGTGATCAGTTCGGCGAGGTGGTGGCCCGCCCCGCACGTTTCAACGAGGCCCAGGTGCCGCGCGCTGCATTTGGGACCGGCATTGCCGATGCAGTTACGCAGGTAGGCGCGCAGCTGGTGGATGAAGAGCGCCAGGCAGCTGCCAGAGAAGCTGCCCGCGCAGCGGCTGAGGCCAAGGCCACGCGCGAGGCGGCCGACCGGTCCAAGGCTGCGATAGCGCTGCAGACCATGGAGACCGATCTGGATGTGATCGGCGACGAGGTGGCGGAGGGCGTGCGCACTGGCCAGATCGACAAGACCCTGGCCGACGAAGAGTTCAAGCGCCGCAGCCAGGAGCGCATCACGGGCGGCTTGGCAGACATCCCGCAGGCCCATGCCGGACTGGCGCAGGCATCCATCAACGGCCGCGCTGGACGCATCGGGCGCACCGTGGCGCGGGCTGTCACACAGCGCGACCAGGCCGATGTCCGATCCGGCATCAACCAGCAGCTGGAGTACGCCCAGCGCCTGTACCTGACCGACCCGGTAAAGGCCGACGCGGTGGTGGACAACACCATCCAGTCGCTCGGGCCCTTCAGCGGGATGGATGCGGCCGACCTGCAGCGGGCCCGGCAGACCTGGCGTGAGGGCACGCGCCTGAACAAAGCCCAGACCCTGCTGACGGCCGCGCGCCGGGACAACGCAGAGCTCGACAAGTTCGAGAAGGCACTGGCCGGCGAGGAGTTCGCCGACATCGACCCGGGCCGCAAGACCGCGCTGCTCAACCAGGTGGAGGGCTTCCGGGTCAGCAACATCCAGCGGGCGGAAGCAGCAGCGCGCCAGGACCAGGCCCGGCAGGAACGCTATCTGCGCAACGCCGAGGCCGAGTTCAATGGCGCGCAGGCCCTGATCACGCAGGGCAAGGTGCTGTCGCCCGAGTACATCGAACGGGTGACGCGCGCGACGCGTGGCACGCCCTACGCGGCCGCACTGTCCGAGAGCCTGAAGCAGGCGCCTGAGCGCACGGCCTTCGGCGTGCAGCCGCTGTCGGTGCAGCAGGAGGTGCTCAACCAGGCGCGTGCGCAGCTCAACGCCGCCGGCACGAACCCCGAAGCCGAGAAGCGGCTGAACAACCTGCAGAAGGTGTACGACCAGGCACGCCGGGACTATGCAGAGGAGCCGCTGCAGGCGGCGCTGGAGCGTGGTGTGATCCAGCAGATCGCACCCATCAACACCCAGAACATGGCCGGTCTCGTGCAGACCATCGGCGCTCGCATTGAGCAGGCGTCGCTTACGGCCCAGCAGACCGGCGGTGTCGTGTCCCCCTTGCTGCGTCAGGAGGCCGAGCAGGTGGGCAACATGATCAACGTGCTGCCGGTGGAACAGCGTGCCAGCGCCATCGCGCAGCTGTCCCAGGTGCTGGGCCCGCAGCAGGCCGCCGCGCTCGGGCGGCAGATCGGGCCGAAGGACAAGGCCCTGGGCATCGCCTTCGGACTGGCCGGCACGAAGACCACCGCCGGCCGGTACACCTCGGAACTGGTGCTGCGCGGTGCCCAGGCCATGCGCGACAAGGCGGTGAAGCCGGACAACACCGCGGTGACCGGTATCCGGGCGCGCGTGGCGGCCGAGATCGGCGACGCGTACCCAACCATGGACGTCCGCGAAGCGATGATCGATGCGGCTGTGATGGCCGAGTACGGCCTGCAGTCCGAAGGCTCTGGCGACCTGCGCCGGGCGGTCAACCTGGTCACCGGCGGCATCACCGAGCGCGCCGGTCGCAAGGTGCCGCTGCCCTACGGTATGGACGCCTCGGTGTTTGACCAGCGCCTGAAGGCCCTCACGCCAGTGGACATCCGTACCGCCCAGGTGCTGGTCAATGGCGTCAAGGTCAGCGCCTACGACTTTTTGAGCCAGATCGAAAACGCGCCGCTGGTTGTGCGAGGTGAAGGGCGGTATGCGGTGCAGGCTGGCAACGCGCTGGTGATGCGTCCGGACGGCAAACCCCTGATCCTGGAGATCCGCTGATGTCGCTGCTTGACGCCTACGAATCGTCGCTGGAGCTCACCATCAACGACATGGCGCAGCGCCCGCGCCCGCCCAAGCCGCGTGAGCCGGCCTTCAGCGTGTGGGGCATGGTTCGTGGTGCTGGGCGCTCCGTGCCCGCCGGCGCATCCGAGGTCATCGGCTCCGCTGCCGAGGTGCTGGGCGGCTTCGGCCAGGTGCTGGCCGCCACCGGTACGGCTGGCGCTGGCGGCATGTTCGCCGGGCTGTCCGATCAGGAGCGCCGCGAGTCGGAGAAGCAGGCCCAGCGCATCCGTGAGGAGGGAGTGGACTTCCGCAACGATGCCGGCGATCTGTTCCGAAACGTGGCCCGCGAGTACATGCCCGACCCGGTGACGGCCCACGGCGCCGAGGTGGCGGTGGCGCAGTTCGGGCGGCTGGCCACCAAGGCGGTGGGCGCGGCGCTGACGCTGGGCCCGGTGGCTGGCGCGGCGGTGGTGGGCGCCGAGGAAGGCTTCACCGAGGCCGAGAAGCTGGCCGCCGAGGGCGTCGACCCCGCCACCCGGATGAAGGCTGGCGCCGTGACCGGCATCCTGACCGGGCTGGGCCTGGCGCTGCCGGTAGCCGGGCAGACCGTCAAGGGCACTGTGGGCCTGGCGCTGGCCGGCGGCCCGGCATCCTTTGTGGGCCAGCAGGCAGCCACGCGCGCGATCCTCGACAACGCCGGCTATGACAAGCTGGCCGACCAGTACGACCCGTGGGACCCGGTGGGCCTGACGCTCTCGACCATCCTGCCGCTGGGCTTCGGTGCGATGGCGATGCGTGGCGCGGCCCGTGCGCGGGCTGCTGCAGCTGCTGAACGCGAGGCCTCAAACACGGGGGCAAAACCGGAAGTTGCGCCGGCGCCGGCTGCTGACGCGCCGCCCGTTGCACGCACCGCCGTTGCCCAGGCCGTGGACGAAATCAGCGTGGACTCGGCACGGGTGAACCTGCTGCGCGAGCACATCGAGACCACCCGCCTGACGCCGCCCGAGGATCTGCGCGGCGCGGCTCTGCACAGCAACGCCATGGCTCGTGCCCTGGATCAGGTCGCAGCTGGCGAGCGGGTGCAGGTCACCGACGTCGTGCCGCCCGACGTGGCCCAGGCTGCCCGCGCCTTGGATTCCATGATCACCCGCATGGAGGCGGCCCGCACCGTGTACCTCGCCGATGCTGCAGGCCTGGCCGATGCCGGCATGGTGCGCCAGATGCGCGAAGAGCTGGCGACCCTGCAGGCCGCCCGGCCCGACGATTCCGACGCCGCCGTGCGCGCCATCGCCAAGGAAATCCAGGCCGCCGAGTCGGTGAGCTACAAGCAGGCGCTGTCGGCAGCCAAGAAGCAGATGGCCGGGCGCATGACGGACTTCGACGCCCGCGTGCAACGGCTGGAGGATGCGCTGGCCCGCAACGCCGAGGCCCAGCAGGCCAACGATGTGGCTAACGTCCTGGCCCGCGACATCGAGGCCCTGCGCGGCCAGCGCCAGGAGATCGACGCGCCAGACCTTACCGTGACGCCCACGGCCGCAGCAGCGCGCCAGGCGCTGCAGATGGGGGGATTGGATGGCGGGGCGCCGGCAGTCCGGCAGGGGGGCACCCCCGACGTGCCAGTGCGGCCGGCCGCCGAGGCACGAACGCCTGAAACGGTTCGGGGGGATGGCGGCAGTGTATCCAAGGCGACCGACCAGCGCGTACCCGAGCAGGCCGGCGGCACCCCGGTCGAATCCAAGGCGGTGGACGTAGCAGCCCGAGAGCTGGAGGCGGTCAATCCCGACCTCATGGTGCAACTC